AAAGTACCAGCCGATCCACAATATCAATTATTTAAAAAATGTATGCGTGGTGACGCAACTGATAACGTGTTTAGTGCATATCCAGGGGTGCGTGAAAAAGGTAGTAAAAATAAAGTTGGATTGTTAGAAGCATACGCAGACAAAGAGTCACGCGGCTTTGCATGGAACAATCTTATGTTACAGCGTTGGACTGATCACAACGGCGATGAACATCGTGTATTAGATGACTATGAACGAAATGTTACACTTGTAGATCTAACTGCTCAACCAGAAGAAATACGTAACTATGTCGATGATATCATTAATGAACAAAGTGTTGCAAAAAATAAAAATATGGTAGGAGCACATTTTATGAAATTTTGTGGTAAATGGGACATGCAACGTATAGCAGATAACGCACAACAATTCGCAGAATGGCTAAATGCAAATTATGTGGAGAATAAAAATGCAGTTAATGGCTAAACCTGTTCTTGCAGATAAATTTTGGATCGTAGAACAAAACGGACAAAAAGTAGGAACTATTCGCACAAATGAAAAAGGTGTTACACTTACAGTAGGAAAACAAAATCATGCATTCAGTAAACTTGAAGAATTAGAAAAAAATATGAATGTTTCATTTGCAAATAAGCAAATAAACAAATCACAAAATAAAGAATATGATGTATACGATTTTCCTTGCAAGACGAAACCATTTAATGCAATTTTTGATTTAAAACGTAAACTTCCTCTCTATACTAAAACAGAAAATAGTCAAAGCTTTTTTTGTGCAGGATATTATGTAATACATTGGGAAGATGGTAGTCATAGTCCTAGCTATTGTCCAAAATTAATCACTCTTAGCAGATATAATTATGAAGGACCTTTTAAAACTAAAATGGAAATGTCTGAAATTTTAAGGAAAAGCTATTGAAATTTCCTAATTTAGAACAGTTGTCTCATAGATGTGCAAATAATACAAAAGAGTCTATGAGTATTACTGCTACACAAGCACGTGGTATTAGTGTAGAATACATGCGCATACTTGAAGAAATCAACAGACTTCAAGAAGAAATAATTTTACTTCAAAAAAACAATTCAGATGTAATTGAAATAAGATATGATCAAGGAAATTTCTAGTTAACTGCGTACTTTTTCGATAAATAATAATATATAGTTATTATGTGAGATCGAAAAAATGAGTAGACCTAAGCCTACAGTGTTGCTAGAAAAAGTAGAAAAAGAAACATACAAAGCAGAACAAGTTTTAGCTAGTGAAGGTATCTGGGCAGTTTATTACCAAAATAAACCTATCAATCTAAAAACATTTAATATGTTGATTAGTTATCCGGGACCAAAATATAAGAAAGTTAGTTTTAGCAACCCTGGTCATGCAATCAATCTCGCTAAAAAACTTAATAAACAATTCACCACAACTGATTTTACAGTAGTTTTATTAGATAAAGGCACTGTGATCTTTCCGGAATAATGCCTACTAAACAGCAATATACCGATGTTTTTATCAAATACGGCAATAATAGTGTAAAACCAATGCACGCCAGAAACTTCTTTTGGATGAATTTAAGACAAAATGGCGGGCTACGACTAACATCAAACGGGTATCAATACCTAAAACTAGTTTTAAATCTAGAATACTATACAATCAAAACACCTGACGTACAAATAACAAATCAATATCTGATAGATTTAGACAGATTTATCAAATGCCCCTATTATATGGAACTTGGCAGATGGAAGAAAATTATATTATTTGATAAAAAAGTTTACTTTACCCTCACAATGTACAATAACGATTTTGAAAAGTTTTTAAATGCGCACAAAATTTAGAGCAGTTACTACTCACGAAGATTTAACAACCCACTGGGCATATAGAGTACTAATAGATACAAATCTAGAAACTCCAAAACTTAGACACCAATTTAGACTTTTTATGCAAGAATTATATGGAGAACCACGCAATCGGTGGAGTCTACGTTGGAGTATAATAGGAGTTGATATTGGATTTCACCACCATAAAGATTTTGTGAAATTTATGATGTTTTATACAAAATAAAGGTTGACGTATTCTCAAAATATGCTATGTTTAATAGTAAGTTGTTTTTGAGGAGAGTATAATGAATATTTTACTTGGTTCGATGAGTATGTTTGCAGGGTTTGCTGCATTTTGTACAAGTGTGTTGCATGCTAATCCTTTTATTGCTTTTATTGCAATTGGATTAATGTTTGTTGGCGGTTGGTTGGTTGCTAAAAATGTTTAAAGTAGGCGATTGGGTAACACTTAAAGGCAAAACACAACATGGAAAAAATCGTATCTCTCAGCACGGCACATTGTGGCAAGTAACCGAAATACGTAACTGGCGTGGATCAATGGCAGTGCATTTAAATAGTAAGAACTGCACATTTAGATAGGAACGCACGAGTTACGAGATCCCCGGGCTCGAAAATAGAATGAAAAAGACCGTCCTAGGAATCGGTTTGGGATCCCATATTATTATTGTTGAGGTAGTATAATGTATTGGTTGGAAGTAGCAATGCCAGATGGCGAACTCCTAGTTTGGGAGCATCTTGCTCCGCAACAGGTTATCTTTTTGCGTAACAATTATATCAATTTAGGCAATAAAGTTCGCACAGGCAAGCATAAAAAAGGTTGACACATACTATATCTGTGTTATGTTTAATAGTAAGTTAATTTTTAGGAGAAAAACAAATGTCCTCAGTAGATAGCAGAACAGTTACTCTCAAAGAAGCAGAGTCTCGTGTTGTACGTGCATTCAAAAAGAAACGTCCAGTTTTCCTTTGGGGCCCTCCGGGTGTTGGTAAATCGGAGCTATTTCAAGGCATCCGAGACAAACAAATTCTAGGTAAAACATTGCTAATCGATGTGCGAGCGGCACTTATGGAACCAACAGATGTGCGTGGATTTCCTGCTCCTGATATGGAATCTGGTCAAATGATATGGCTTCCTCCTACAGATTTTCCTAGCGCAGAAGAAGCTTCGCAGTATGATAGTGTTATTTTGTTCTTAGACGAACTTAACAGTGCGCCGCAAGCTGTGCAAGCCGCTCTTTATCAGTTAATCCTCAATCGTAAGATTGGCCAATATGCACTGCCTGACAATGTTGTAATTGTTGCTGCTGGTAACCGTGAAAGTGATAAAGGTGTTACATATCGTATGCCCACTCCACTTGCCAACCGTTTTGTGCATTTAGAAGTGCATCCAGATTTTGATGCTTGGTTAGAATGGGCTGTTACTAATAAAATTCATGAGGATGTTGTTGGTTACCTATCATTTGCTAAAGCTGATTTGTTTGATTTTGACCCACGGTCAAGTGGTCGTTCGTTTGCTACTCCTCGTTCGTGGACTTATACAAGCGACTTTTGTTACGATGATTGTTCAGATGCAGAACTTACTGATCTTGTTGCTGGCACTGTTGGCGAAGGCATTGCTATCAAGTTTATGACACATCGTAAACACGCTAAAGATCTTCCACTTCCTTCAGATATCCTTGCTGGAAAAGTTAAAGAATGTAAAGTAAAAGAGATATCTGCTCAGTACGCATTAACTATTGGCATGTGTTACGAATTGCAAAACACGTTTGAAAACATGGGTAAAAACGATATTGACGGTTGGCATAAACTAGCAGATAATTTCTTCCGCTTTATGATGGACTTCTTCCCTACGGAGATGACTGTTATGGGTTGTCGTGTTGCTATTAACCAATACAACTTGCCTTTCCAACCCGATAAACTCAAACACTTTGATGAGTTTTATGATCGCTTTGGCAAATACGTTGCCGCAAGCAATGAAGACTAATTCATGTACAAGGAGGATGACATGGAAAATCTAATTACAGTATCACAATATGCAAGAGAAAACGGTATCCCTAAGGATACCATGGATACACGAATTTACAATGCTAGGGAAAAGAAAGGTTTTCATATCTATCCCGTAATCAAAGGAAACGGTAGTGTAGCCGCAAAGTGGAAACGTGATGATTTAGACAAAATTTGCGATATTTTCCCTCGTAGGTCTAGAAATCTTACTAAACGTGTAAAGAAAGTAAACCGTCCTAATTCTAGTGTTAGCGAAAGCAAAAAGTCAATGGCATTGGCTGGAATTAAAACTATTGCTAATGCTCCACTTACTAAAGAAGAAAAGGATTTTGCAATAGAATCACTATTTGAGAAAATCTAATGTACAAATATCAACAGAAAATTCCTATCGAGTACGGCAGCGATGAACATGATTTAGCATTTGATTGGGAGTTTATTAGTGTACATAGGGATGTATTTCCTGAAATACAGTATCCAGGTGATGTGGGTTCGACTACAATTTGCTATCCGTTAAAATTTAACGGTGTTGAATACTATGACTATGGTGTTTGTAAACGTTCAGGTTTTATCTATAGTGGCAAAAGTGGTTATTGGAATATATTACGTCCAAATGTAAGTGGCAAAAACGGATATCCCAAAGTAAGAATTGAAGGGGTAACTGTTCCTGTTCATATTGCAGTAATGGAAACTCTTAATCCTCTACCAGTGCCAAAAGGTGTAAGTCAAGTCGAATGGGAAAGAACACCTGACAGTGTAAAAAGGTTTTGTCGCAAAGCATGGTTTGTAA